GGGTGCTAGACTTCAGACTGTTCCTGACAATCATTGTATCATGGGTAGTTTTGATGGAGTGGTTAAGCCTATCTCAAAGTCTCAGCAATACAAGATGCTAGGCAATGGGTGGACGATAGATGTTATAGCTCACATATTGGAGGGTATGAAAGATGTATAAAGAAAGTGGTCATGGACTATCTGTTTTTATATTGCTCGTTGGAGCATGTTATATTTTAGATCAACTAGTAAGATGGTATTTTCAATTTTAAATTAAGGAGAAATAAATGTTATTAAATAGAAAAATGGTAAAAGATCTTAGGGCAATATTAGATGATGTCCTCAACGACAACGAAAGTCTTGAACAGTTTATTGTTGAGATTGGTAGTGCTAACTTCAACGATACTGAGGTTACATTTAAAGTTAACCTTAGAATGAAAGGTGCTAAATCACAAAGTCAAAAAGACCTAGAGGACTTTGCCAAGATTGATGGGCTAGACCTAACCAAGATAGCCAAGCTTGATGGCAAAGACTTTAGCCTATCAGGGTTTAGACGAAAGGCTAGGACTAAGCCTTACCTTATTCAAGACCTAAAGAATGGAGGTGAGTACATCATTACTACGGAAACAGCCAAGAGATATTTTGGATTAGCTAATGAAACAAAAACCCAAACAGCCTAAGCCACGCAACCCAATGTTTATTCGCAAGGCAACCATGACCATCAACGACAAGAGGGAAAAGGTTGCCAAGCGAAGGCATCAACATGAGATATTTCAAGCGAAACTATTAAGGAAGGATTTAAAAGATGGAGATAAGTAAATTTGAAAACAAGTGTAGTAAATTATATTTTGATATGGTGGATTTAAAAGCAACCATTGATGCCCACAAGCTACAAGGTGTTAAGCGTGTGCATGATGGTACAGATAATGAAGATACCATTGGAGATTTGATTGATGATTTAATTGAAGGGATAAAGGAGTTAGCACATGAGTAAGCATAAAGATTGGTTTGATGAGCATGTCATCATAGACTTTGGAGACTTTAATAATAAAGAGGACAAGAAGAAAGCTGATGACCTAAAAGAGAAACTCAAAGAGAAACTAGAAGAGGAGTTGAAAGATGACGAGACAAGTTAAATGGGCTATACTGTTCACACCCTTTGAGCATGAGGACACTGAGTATGTTAAGGAAGGGTGTGGATCTATGTGGACAGACAAGTCTCCTGTCAAAGTGTTTGATACTTATGAAGATGCACAAAAAGAATGTGCCAAGTGGAACACAGGCGAGATAGTAAGATGGATAGGAGAACAGTATGAGTGATGATGATGTAAAGCAACAGGCATTAGAACAGGCACAGCAAGCCTATGGATTGTTCATATGGTTTGTTAAGTGGTTCAGTTATGTAATGATATTTATGATAACACTAATGTTTATGAACAATTGGTTTGATGATGGGACAGGCAGTAGGTTTATGCCTGATGAGATTGTTGACGATCAGTATGACCCAAAAGGATTAAATAAAAAGAAAGGAATATAAATGAAACCATATCATAACGAGGGATTCGGCAAAGCTTTCTTTGTAGTCTTCCTACTACTTGTACCTTTACCCATACTTGCCCTGTGGTTAAACGATGGACAAGATTGGGCTGACAGATTTGCGGCAAAATATTTTTCGCCTTGGCAATCAGAATGTTGGGAAACAGCCAAGCACGAGAGAGTATGCAAGTCAGATAACAACTGTAAATTTTGGAGGAACTTTTGCCATGAAGAAGAATAACAATAATAATGATGACGAGGGTATAGCACTATTGTTTATTATATTCTTGCTCATAACTATGACTATGGGATTGAACGCATTTGTTCAGCTTATCATATGAGTAAATGGGCATATATAATAATTAAGGTGGAGCATGATGCACCCAACACAGAAGTAGTTGCTAGGGAATGTGATTGGGACATAGAACACGACACTATTATTGATGCTAAGATAATAGGTTACGTTGAGCATGATCCTGAGTTTGACTATGAAGTATTACATTAAAGGAGGTAACAATGAAAGGAAGAGATGGAACAGTATTGTTAGACGAGGAGTTTGACGATACTGAGGAACACGACACATATATTATAGAACAATTCAAGGAGATAGCTGATGATATTAGAGACAGCACTGATGTGCATGGCAGTTAACATTTATCATGAAGCAGGTAATCAATCTATGATAGGGCAAATGGCTGTGGGTCAGGTGGTCTTGAATAGGGTAGAAGATTCTAGGTTTCCTGATACAGTATGTGAGGTAGTTAAACAGGCTGTGACGTACAAGAAGTCAGACAAACCTATACGTTGGAAGTGTCAGTTTACATGGTACTGTGATGGCAAGAAAGATGAGCCTGACTTTGACAGTAGAACTTGGAGTCTAGCCTTAGAACACGCATCTATTTTGTTAACCAAGACTATTGTTCTTGATGTTACAGAAGGAGCAACACATTACCACGCAACCTATGTGCGTCCTGAGTGGGCTAAGACTAAGACAAGAACAACAAGAATTGATAGACATATATTTTATAGATGGGAGAAATGATATGACAGATATGTTTTTAGGATTTGCGGCATTAATTTTTATTGAACAAAACAAAGAGTTTATACACCAAGCTAGAGAGAACAAGAAGGAAGGGTATGTTTGGGAATTAGACCCTGGTTTTGTAAGTAAAGATGCCCTGGCGATTGCGTTTGAAGGTAACGGAAAACGTACAGTAATGTGGCGACAAAAGAAAGTAGTAGAAGTCAGACTACCTTTACCTAAACCAAAGGAGATGAAGTGATGGGATACTTAGCATTACTAATAGTTTATATAATCGCTGTCATCATGGCATGGAGTATTAGCCATGACGATTAAAACTTTTCAAGACTTAGTGGACTACTATAAGACAACTCCACAGTTCCTTTCACTCAGGAATAGAACCCAAAGGGACTATGATTACTGTATTAATAGGGCTGTAGAGACGTTTTTCAGCCCCAAAGTTACAATGGGACGCACTATTCTAGGGAAGATTGGCGTGTCTGAGTGCAAAAAAGCGTACCAACAATGGCTAAATCGTGGAATTAGGACAGCAAACATGACAGCTACAGTCAGTTCTGTTCTCTTTAACACAGCCGTAGAACTAGAGTTGATACCCAACAACCCAATGAAGCATGTTACCAAGATGCAGACACAACCAAGGAAGGTTATGTGGACGGAAGATCAAGTACGTTTGTTCTTGGATACAGCTTACGGAGAATATAAGTGGAGAAGTATAGGGCTGATAGTTCACATGGCTTATAGCTTTGCCCAAAGGATAGGCGATATGCGAACCTTGGAGTGGAGCAACATAAACTTTGAGGAACGCAGACTTGACTTGGAGCAGTCTAAGAAAAGGGCAGAGGTTCATCTACCTATCAAGGATAGTATGCACAGAATGTTGGAACAACAGCGTAAAGACTTTGGCTTTCAAAAGTATGTTGCCCCACACCCTTATCCTAGAGGGGGACGCTACGCTATATACAGCGATATAGACATTGGTGTACAGGTAAATCAGGTTAAGAAGGTAGCAGGATTACCTAAAGACCTGACAGCGATGGACATGAGAAGGACAGCCATAACAGAAATGGTTGAAGCAGGAGTGGACACTACACAAATCATGGCTGTGTCAGGACACAACAGCCCTAACTCAATGCGTCCTTATATTAAACACACATACAAATCGGCTGCAAATGCCTTAGATAGAAGGGAGGAGAGTAAAAATGGCGAGCAAACCTACTAATGATTTTATCAGAGAGCTAAATGTTAAAGAGGGTGAGACTATCACTATGGATTGTCCCATATGTAAAGGCATAAAGAAGTTTACAGCTACCAATAGAGATGGATTGATACTATATAATTGCTACAGAAACAGTTGTGATGTGAAAGGAGCAACACTAACTCCGATGTTGGTGGATACTATAAAGAATAAAATACAAGGCATAGAAGAAACAGTAGAGCCTAAAAGGTTTGAGATGCCTGAGTTTATAACTGATGGCAACAACGCTTACGTTCAAAGGTTTAAAAGACGTTGGGATTTAAATATAGAATTGTTATATGATTGTAAAAGTCAAAGGGCTGTGTTTCCCATACACAAGAACGGCAGAGTTGTTGACGCAATAGGTAGGGCTTTATATAACGCACAGCCAAAGTGGTATAAGTATGGTGGGACAGCTAAATATTATTCCTATTGTATCAAGCCTAGTCAAAGTATAGCTGTTGTTGTTGAAGATGTTGTATCAGCTACAGTTGTGGGAGAGAACCTTATAGGAGTAACAGGAGTGGCTTTACTAGGGACTAGTTTACTGAAGGAACATAAAGAGTATCTTGATGGGTTTGATAAGGTTATTGTGGCTCTTGACCCTGACGCTGTAGGAAAGACCATAGAGTACACCAAAGAATTAAAAAGTTACTGTGATCCATCAGAAGTTTATGGACTACAGATCGAAGATGATTTAAAATACAAACGAGAGAACGACTTTAGCAAACTAAGAGAAATGGTGAGTTAATATGGATGATGAACAGCTAGAACTCTTTGATATAAAAAAGCCATCACTATCAGGAGATTATCGTATATGTTCCAAGTGTAATGAGGAGAAACACATATCAGAATACAGATTGCAGATGGGCGGCAAGTCTTATCGCACCGAATGTAAAGACTGTTCAGATAAGAAGATTGCTGTACGCAAACAACTTATGATAGAGAACCCAAAGCCTATTGACCCTAATTACTGTTGTCCCATTTGTAAGAAAACAGAAGAGCAGTTAACAATTAATGGACAGTTCCCTGATAGATCGGTGTGGGCATTAGATCATAATCATACTACACATAAGTTTCGTGCTTGGATATGTAACAACTGTAACACAGGGCTAGGAAGATTTAACGATAGTGCAGATGTAGTAGAAGAAGCATTAAAATATTTAAAAAAGGATTATAAAAAATGATAGAGTTAGCACTAATAAGAAGCTTAATGCAGAAAGACTTTTATGATGAACACAAAGGTAGTAGATGTCCTGACAGACTATTTAGTAAAGATGTTAGAAAGATTAAGGGTACACTAGATCAAGCGATGAGCAAGCACGAAAGAAACTTATCCCTTACAGAACTACAAGCCTTGTTCTTTTCTGACAATGGGACGATGACTTCAGCCAACAAAACATCTTACGAGGTTCTATTTAATAAGTTATCAAAAGAAGAACCAATGAATAACGATATAGCGAAAGAAGTTTTATCTAAACTGTTTCAACAAATGGTTGGTGAGGAGATAGCTAACCTTGGCTTTGACTATGTGAACGGAACTAAAAGTAATCTTGAACCATTACGGAACATATTAGATAGCTATCAAGATGACTTCACTCCTAGTTTTAAGTTTGAAGGTGACGACATTAGCTTTGACACATTGGTTGACCACTTGAATGTAAAGTACCAATGGAAGTTTAACATACCATCTCTTGCTAGGAGAGTAGAGGGACTGAGTGGGGGACACTTTGTTATTGTAGGGGCTAGACCAAACACAGGTAAGACTTCCTTTCATGCTAGTATAATAGCATCAGAGGGTGGGTTTATAGACCAAGGGGCTAAGTGTGTGGTGTTATGTAATGAAGAAGCGTACAAGAGAGTTGGCTTACGTTACCTGTACTGTAAATCTAACATGTCGAGTGACCAAGTATTAGAGAACAGAAAGGTGGCACTCAGTCGTTATGAACCTGTAAAGCAGTTGCTATCTATTAAAGATGCAACAGATAAAAGAATGGAATATGTAGAGCAACTAGCTAAGAGTGTTAACCCTGATATCATAGTGCTTGATATGGGTGACAAGTTTGCGAGTT